ACTAAACTTAATGAATTTAAGTCTAGAGAACAAGAGCTGTTAGAAGAAGCTACTAAAAATAGACAAAGCTATAAAGCTCCAAAATCTCAAGAAGAACTTGAAGAATTTAAGAAAGAATATCCAGATGTTTACGAAGTTGTTGAAACAGTTTCACATCTTCAAGCTTCAGAGAAATCTAAAGTTTTAGAAGAAAGATTAGAAGCTCTCCAACAACGAGAAAAAGAACTTGTTCGTAAAGATGCTGAAAAGCGATTGAATGACAGACATCCTGAGAGATATTGGTATAGATTCTAAACCAAAGAAGTCAAATTCTAAAAAATCCAAGACTTCTGCTGCTGATATGGTTTCAACCAAAACAACAAGTGTTGAGCCTAAGCAAGAGAAAATTTGGACTACAAAGGAGATTTCTTCCATGAGCATGGATGAGTTTGACAAATATGAGAAAGATATTAGTCAAGCCATGTTTGAAGGAAGAGTTCAAAGATAAATTACTTTTATTTTAAGGAGAAAATAAAATGGCTTTTAACGTAAGCGACCAAAATTTTGCACAAAGTTCTGGTTCAAATATGTCTAACAATGCCTTTCTACCTGAAATTTATTCCAAGAAGGTATTAAACTTTTTTAGGAAAGCCTCTGTTGTCGAAGCAATTACAAACACAGACTACGCAGGTGAGATTTCAGGATATGGAGATACTGTTAAGATAATTAACGAACCAGAAATCACAGTGTATCAATACGAAAGAGGTGCTGATGTAACTAAAACAGCACTAACCGATGCAGAAACAACATTAATTGTTGATACTGCTAATGCTTTCAAATTCATCGTAGATGATATTGAGAGTCAAATGTCACATGTAAACTTTAAAGAAGTAGCTAGTTCATCTGCTGCTTATGCCCTAAGAGATGCATTCGATGCAGGTGTTATGGCTAAATTGTTTGCAGGTTGTTCTGCTAGTTCACCTGACCACATTATTGGTTCAGATAGTGCTACTGCAGATGCAACAATGGCACACGCAACTAATTCTGTTGACCTATTAGGTTCTGACGGAACTGGTGTAGATGCTATTGACTTAATGGCTAGAATGGCAAGATTACTAGACGACCAGAATGTACCTGAAGAAGGTAGATGGTTTGTTGCTCCTCCTTCATTTTATGAAGAGTTAGCACAGTCTGGTTCAAAACTGCTTTCAGTAGACTTTAATGCTGGACAAGGTTCAATCAGAAATGGACTAGTATCAAGTGGTAAGCTAAGAGGCTTCAACATGTATAAATCAAACAATGTTGCTGCAACTTCAAATGCTACTGGTAAAGTTCTTTGTGGACACATGTCTTCAGCTTCAACAGCTCAAACAATCACTTCAACTGAAGTCTTAAGAGACCCAAGTTCATTTGGTGATATTGTTAGAGGGTTGCATGTCTATGGAGCAAAAGTTCTAAGACCAAAAGCACTAGTATCAGCTTTCTACGTTGTAGACTAATGATATTCGGGAGGCTCTTCGGAGCCTTCCATTTTTATATAAGGAAAAATTATGAAAGATAAAAAAAGAATGGCTTACATGTACGGTGGTATGTCAGATAAAAAAAGAATGAAATACAATAAAGGTGGTTATGCTTCTATTTATGATATGGAATCAGCTTGTAAAAGTAAAGCTGGTTATAATACCATGAAGATGGAAGGTGAAAAGTAATGCGAGTAAAAGCACCTAAAGGTTATCACTGGATGAAAGCTGGTAAATCTTACAAGCTTATGAAACATTCAGGCAAGTTTGTTCCGCATAAAGGAGCAAGTATGTCAGCAAATTTTCAAGTACAAAAAAAACATAAAAAATAATGGCCACAACATATTTAGATATTACTAATGAAGTCTTAAGAGAACTTAATGAAGTTCCTTTAACTTCGTCAAATTTTGGCAATGCAAAAGGCTTACAAGCTTTTGTCAAAGATACAGTCAATAAAGCAATCTTTGATATTGCTAATGAAGAACCTCAGCTACCATTTTTTGCTGCTGGACTCAGTGGAGCTTCTGACCCCTTTTATGGTAATGTTACAGTAGCAACCACAGCTGGAACTAGATGGTATGTTTTAAAAGCCGGTAGTTCTAGTATTACTACAGACTATGCTTCTATAGATTGGGATGATTTTTACCTAACAACTATTGGAGTAGGCGGTGAATCAGCTCCGTATGTCTCACAAGGTTTAAAGTTTTTAAATCTAGCAGATTGGAAACGATATTATCGAGATAGTGAAAATGCTGATGATGCAGACACACAAGGCTATGGAGAGCCTCAATATGTTATTAAATCTCCAGACAATAGAAAATTTGGATTAAGTCCTATACCTGATAAAGCTTATAACGTACATTTTTATGCTTTTGTTAAACCAACAGCCTTATCAGCACATGGCGATACAGTAGTCCTCCCAGAACAATATACAAATGTTATTACCTCTAGGGTTAGATATTATGTATGGCAGTTTAAAGAGTCACCTCAACAAGCTGCTTTTGCTTTAGATGATTATAAGAAAGCAATGAAACGCATGAAGTCTAATTTAATTAACCCAACACCTAGGGCAATGACAGACGACAGAACATATTTTTAATTAATGGCACGTTCCCAACCTTATACAGTAGCATGTGACGGTGGTTTATTAACCTCATCTAATGCTATTGATTTATTAAAAACTCCCGGAGTAGCAACTAAGTTACAAAACTTTGAAGTCTCTATTGAAGGTGGTTATCGTAGAGTAAATGGTTATGCTAAATATAAAGTTGGTGATGTAACTGCAACTCAACCAGCTGGAAGTACTGCTACTATCTTAGGAGTTTTTCCTTATGCTGACGGAGTAATAGCTTGTGTTAGTGACGATATTTATTTTAGTAATGATGGAGTTAATTGGTTACAGATAAACCGAAGTTCAGTATCAGGTAGTGGTGATAATCATACAGCCTTTACAGGTCGTAGTGTTTTAAACAGAACTAATCAAGGCCAATGTACTTTTGCTATAGCTGAAGGTGCTACCTTTGATTATGGTGAAGTTTTTATAGCTGATGGAGCTAATAAAATTTATAGCTTTCGTATGGAAGGCACAGGTAATTTAAATACTAGAACATTTTTTGCTGTTGAAATAACTGTTGATGGTACTAATGGAGTCAAGTTTATAACTATTCACGACAATCATTTAATAGCAGCAGGAGTAGCAGGTAATTTAAATACTGTTTATCATAGTCAAGTTAATGATTACGATAATTTTAGTGGTGGCGGTAGTTTTACTTTATCAGACCAAGTAGTAGGTATTAAAGGTTTCCGTGAAGATTTAATTTTATTTTGTGAAAACAGTATTCATAAACTTATTAATCTTCATAGCTCTGATACCGTTAGGATAGACCCGATTACAGATAATGTAGGTTGTTTAAGTGGCTACAGTATTCAAGAGATTGGTGGTGACTTATTATTCTTAGCAGCTGATGGTTTCAGAACAGTTGCCGGAACAGCAAGAATTGGTGATGTTGAGTTAGGTACAGTTTCAAAACAAATCCAACCTATTGTTAGTGAACTAGCTAGAAACATAGATGACTATACTATTAATAGTTTAGTTATTAGAGAAAAATCACAATATAGACTTTACTACACAAATGTAAATTTAGCTAACTCAGCTCAAAAGGGCATAGTAGGCACCTTAAGACCAAACGGTTTTCAATGGTCAGAACTATTAGGTTTAGAAGTAACAAGTGTCAACTCAAACTTTGATAACAATGGTGTTGAAGTTTATTACCATGGCGATACTAATGGTTATATCTATACTCACGATGTGGGGTATAGCTTTGATGGTTCTGGTATAAATGCTATTTATGAAACACCAGATTATGATTATGGTGACTTTGGTACTCTAAAAACTTTGCATTATATTAAGATATCTATAACACCAGAAAGTAGCATACAACCAACACTCAGAGTTAGATATGATTATAGTAGCTCTGATATACCACAACCAGAAGATATACTGTTAGATTCAGTACCTGCTCCAGCTCTTTTTGGTCAGTCAGTTTTTGGTCAAGCAATATTTGGAGCAGCAGAGCAACCACTAGTTAGAGAATCACTAGTAGGTAGCGGACATAGTAACAATTTTAGATTTTCAAGTAATGATTCAAATTCACCCTACATTATAAATGGTTTTTATGTAGATTATATACCTTCAGGCAGGAGATAAGACATGGCAGGATATACCCGACAAAGTACATTTACTGATGGCGATACCATCACCGCAGCATTATTTAACAATGAGTATGACCATTTATTAGCAGTCTTTAGTAATACTACTGGTCACAAACACGATGGCTCAGCTAGTGAAGGCCCAGTTATAGGCCTAATAGGTGATGCTGGAGAAACAACACCAAACAATAAAGTCTTAATAGATAGTGCTAATAATCACATTGAATTCTATATAGAAGTTAGTAGTAATCCTGTCCAACAACTCTACATAGCCGATGGAGCTATCCTACCAGTTACAGACAATGACATTAATTTAGGTTCAAGCTCTTTAGAGTTTAAAGATTTATTTATAGATGGCACAGCTAACATAGATAGCTTAGTAGCCGACACTGCAGATATTAATGGTGGTTCAATAGACGGTGCAGTCATTGGAGCTAACTCAGCAGCAGCCGGTACTTTTACGACAGTAACTACTTCAAGCAACGTTGTTGTTGGTGGTAATCTAACTGTTTCCGGCACCACAACTACAGTCAATAGTAACGAAGTTAATATTGGTGATAACATCATTGTCCTTAATTCAGATGAGACAGGCACACCATCACAGAACGGTGGTATCGAAGTAGAACGAGGTACGTCAACTAATGTCTCACTACTATGGAATGAAACCAATGACTATTGGACCTTTGGTAGTAACCACTTAAACTTCCCAGATAACTCCAAAGCCTACTTTGGTACAGGTAATGATTTAGAGATTTATCATCAAGCAAGTAATAACAACTCTATTATTAAAGAATCAGGTAGTGGTATATTATCATTACAAACAAATGGTTCAGAAATTAGTTTGTACGATAATGCTAACAGTCAGTTCTTGGCTAAATTTCAAACTGGTGGACAAGTTATTTTATATAACAATGGTGTACAAAGATTTAACACGAGTGGTTCAGGTATAAATGTCACAGGCACAGCAACAGCAACAGCTTTTTCAGGACCTTTAACAGGTAATGTCACAGGTAATGTTGCAGGAAATCTAACAGGCTCTGTCCTAACTGCAGCCCAAACAAATATCACAAGTCTTGGTACCTTATC